CTTCTCAAAATGGAGTTCAACTTTTAACAAGTGTTGGTGGTCAAGTAAGTAGTAATATTTCACTTTGGGGTGGTGGAGCTTCTCTAGGTGCAGGAATACAAGGAAATGCTAATATATTTGGAAAAACTTCAACATTAGCCGCTTATGATAATAGAAGTTTTCTTTTATCTTTATACGGGGGAATACCTATTGGTTCAGGTGAATCATTTACTATTAATGGTGTTACATTTACAGAAGGTATAGATTTTATAGCTCAAAATGATAACTTACTAGATATTGCAACTCTTGCAGGTTTAGATTACTCTGGGTTAACTAATTTTGTTTCTACACAATATACTCCAGGGGATATTTATTTTGTTTTTAATTTTAGCCAAATAGCTACTATATCTGAAACACTAAGTTCAGGATATTTTGGAGAAGGTTTATATGTTACAAGAGTTCTTTGCAATAATTTAGGCTTATCTTTAAAAGCTGGAACTACTGAATTATTAATTGGTGCTTCTAACGGATATAATGTATTTACTGATACTAGTGCAAGTCCTACAGGTATTCAATATGCTGATAATTATGATGCTACATTATTAGATGATAGTTTAGTTCCTAAAAGATATGCTGATACTAAAGAGCCAACTATTACAGCAGGTACAACAAGTGAATATTATAGAGGTGATAAGACTTTTCAAACACTAGATAAAACAGCTGTTGGATTAGGTAATGTTGATAATACAAGTGATGTAAATAAACCTATAAGTACTGCTACTCAAACCGCTTTAGATTTAATTACAGATGTAAATTGGTTAGGAGATTATAACAATGGTTATACCTATGCAGTAGGTGATGGCGTTATGTTTAATGGTGCATCATTTAGGATGATTGCTTTTATTGGTGCTGCTGGATATACTCCTTCTGCATATCCTGCAAACTGGTTACAAATCACTGAATATTATAACATTATTCAAGACACCACACCACAACTAGGAGGTGATTTAGACTTAAATGGTAATGATATTAATGGTACTGGCAATGTAGATGTCACAGGTAATGTTATTGCTGATGTTGTTCAGTTAAGAGGTGGTACAGGTACTCAAGGAGAGATGAGTTGGAGTACAGATGAGGAAACTATTAAACTTATAATGGATGGCACTACTCTATACATGGGTCAAGATACATTTGTTCATGTAAGGAATAATACAGCTTCAATAATTACCAAGGGCACTGCTGTATATGCTACTGGTACATTAGGTGCAAGTGGTAGAATTACAGTTGCTCCAATGATTGCTAATGGCACTATTGCAGGTAGATTATTTATTGGTTTAGCAGCAGAAGATATTGCAATCGGTGCAGATGGTCAAGTATGTAGTTACGGTAAGATTAGAGGTATAAATACAAATACTTATACAGATGGTAATGTATTATGGTTAAGTCCAACAGTTGCAGGTCAATTAACAGCAACAGAGCCTACAGCTCCTAATTTAAAAATAGCGACAGCATTTGTAATACACGCTGCTACTAATGGTACACTTATGGTTAGAGCAGAGCAAGGAACTGATTTGCATTCAGACCAAAGAGTTCAGATATCAGGATTGGCTAACAATGATGTATTAACGTGGAATAATGCTAATCAAAGGTGGCAGAATGCACAGCCAGAAGGCGGAGGGCACGAAATATATAATGGTACAGATGTAACACCTTTGCCTGAAAGAGCAGGATTAAGATTTAAGGGATATTTAGAAGCTGTTGATGATGCTGGGGATGATGAAACCGTAGTTGATTTAAGTTCATCAGCTATAACTCCAAGCGAGGTAACAAGATTTGGTGAAAATGGTTCGGGTAATGTTGATTTAAAAATCCAAGAAAATAAATTATTAATAGGAACTGCTGGGGGTTTTGCAACGGAGTTAACATTTGCTCAAGAAGCAATTTTAGGTTTAGATGTAAATAATGAAGTAAAGGAGTTTGAAGTTGTAGAGATTTACAATATTTTAAAGGAAAACGCAGTAACAGCAAATAAACAACTTGCATTGTTAGATATTAATGGCGATAGTGTCAATGTAAAAGCAAAGTTTGAGATTAGTGCAATAGCAGTACAAAACACAACCTCCAACGCTGTAACTATTAATGTAGGTAGTACGGCTTTAGGAACGGATGTTGCTAACGCGGTTGTAATCGGCGCAAATGCACTTGTAAAATTACCTTTGGGAACAACTTTTTTTAGTATTACAAGCGGACAAAATTTATTCATTTCTTCTGCCCTGTGGAATAGTGCAAACATAAATATACACGTAACAATTTCAAAAATATGGCAATAGAACCTAAAATATTAACTTTTGGTACCAACAAGGTTGGAACAGTTGGCGGAAAATTAATAGGGTATGCAACACCACCGCCATTTGTACCAACTGATGTAAGTGGCTGTTATTGTTGGCTTGATGCTGATGATACAACTTGGTCTTCATCTACAATTACTGCTCGTTATGCAGTCATTTATGATGCCTCACCTGCAACTAACGCAACTCGTCCACTTATTGGATATGTTGACTTTGGTTCAGATCAGTCATCATCAAACGGTAATTTCACAATTACTTGGGACGCTACAGGTATCGTAAGGATCACAGTAGCATAATGAACGCTAGAGTAGAAGCAGGTCCATTTAATATTGGATTTACATCAAATATGGTTGAGCCTACCATCAAGGTAGAAATTAAGACTGCATTCCAGTCTTTTAATGCTCCAACCTGGACCTGCTTCTCTCTTGCAACTCCTTCTGTTAACGGCCATAGCCTTTCAGGGGTAAATCCAGAATTTATCTTGACAGGAGGAACGACTACGCTAGCAATGGCGTAGTCTTTTTTTATGGCATCAGCATTAAATACTAAAATTAATTCATATTCACTTCAGCGTGGTCTTGAACTTAGTGAAACAGTTTCTGCATCTCCTACGAGAACTGGAACAAATACATCTTCAGCAATGACAACTCTTGGTACAACATACGAAGCAGCAGTCGGACCAATCGGTGGTGCAGGTTCTTGGAAGTTTGATTATACAACTTCAACATCAACAAATGGATATTTAAGATCTGGAAATACTGGTAGTAGTGGAGAATACAGTGGAACTTCTGATCAAGATTACAGCACTGGATTTTGGTTTAAATTAAATAATTTGCCAACTGGAACTTCTAATCAAGCACTTTCTTTGGCTCAACTACAAGTAACAACTACTGCTGGTTATGGAGTTTGGGTTTCTGGATCTACAGCGGGAATTCCAAATAGCATTACTGTTCAATCTGGAAATGGTGGAGTTATAACTGGTTTATCAACAACTCTTTCTACTGGCGTTTGGTATTATTTAGCATTAAGAAGAACAACAACAAGAATTTATATTTATTTAAATGGAACAGAACTTGGAAATTTTGCAACTGCTGGACCAATTGCTCCAAATAATTGGTTTTTAGGTGGATACTTACTAGCATCTTCAAGTGCTGGATCTGTTAATATTTCAAATTATTATTTAACAACTTCAACAGCCATTGGTCCAACTCAGATTTCTGAAATTTGGACTAGTGGTTCAACATCATCAGTAGTAAACAAAACAATCACAGAAACTCCAGCAACTGCATCTGCATTAATGACTGACCCAACAATTGTCATTGTTGCTAATGATCATGTTGAAGTTACAACATCTATTCTTGTTTCTGCAACATTCCCTCAAAATGTTACTGCTGGTGGAGATAGAAATGTAAACAATGTAATAACAGAAGTTTTGACGGCATCAATACAACTAGTAGGTACTATTGATATTGCTACTGGATCTGATATTTCACATACAGCAGATTTAATGACAGCATAAGTATTATTGATAGAACCAATACTTGCACAACAGGCAATGACTGCATAACGAGCAGTAATTGTTGATGAAGACCAAGTTGTGTCATCAGCATCAAGAACAATTACGTTTGTTGCTGAGTTATATGAATTGGTCTTATTAGCAAGAGTGTTTCCACCAGCGGTGTAACCTGTTGCTCCAGTGACTTCATTTGCAATAACATCATCTAGATAGTTATGTGCATCTTGGTCTGGTGTGTATGAGTTGGTGAGAAGAGCAACCTTGATGGTGTCTGTATCCCAGTCAATCTCCTTATTGAGAGCCTGTGAAAGGAACTGTCCGTATAGTTTAGAAGCCATTGTCAGTTACCCCCTTACGCTGTCTTCTCAACGATTGCGAATGCGCCTGCATCTGCTACTGCAAATCCACGACGAACACGAGTCTTGAGAACGACACCATCTCTTGCAAATTCAGCATCACGAGAAACAACTGATTCAACGCCACCACGAACACCATTGATAAGCATCTGACGGTTTCCGACGATGAGCAATGGGTTTCCTGTTGGGTTATCTGTTGCTGCAGCAGACTTTGCTGCACCGTATGAAACTACCAATGGATATCCGAAGAGTGATCCTGGTGTTCCTGCTAGTGGATCTGGTAGAACCAAATCTGAGTTACCCTTAACCATGCCACGGATTTCCTTAAGCATCTTAGGGTGAGCCATCCATACTGTGTTAGCAGCATCAAATTTTGATGATGCCTCTACAAGGCCAAGTGCTGAGTTAAGGTCATCGTATGACATTGCTCCACCTGTTGTAATGATGTTGCTTGCTGTGTTGTAGTCTGTAACAACATTGTAAAGTGATCCGAACGGTTGTCCGTCGTCTCCATCTGCATCTGCTGTTACACCAAG